TGATCTGGCGAATTTTGCCGGGGAAATCGTTTCAAACCCGGACACGGTGCTCGTGTCTCTCGGCGGGGAGCTCAAGAATTACGCGAAACTTTTGCGCGACGATCAGGTCCACAGCTTGCTTGAACAGCGTCAGGACGCGCTTATCGCCGCCGAGTGGGAGGTTGTGCCGGGCGGTGAGGACAGCCGAGACCGGGAAGCCGCCGACTTTTTGCGTGGGCAGCTCATGGCGCTGAATTGGGATGCGATCACCCGCCGGATGCACAAGGGCGTCCTCTACGGCTACTCCGTCGCCGAATGCATCTGGGGCATGGACGGGAACAAAATCACCCTCGACGCCGTAAAGATAAGAAAACCGTGGCGGTTCGGGTTCGGCAAGGACGGCGAGCTGAAACTTCGCGTCAACGCGCAAACCTTCCTTATGCCCGAGAGGAAGTTCTGGATCGCGGTGTGGGGGGCGGATGACGACGATTCCCCCTACGGACAGGGGCTCGGCCATGCGCTCTGGTGGCCGGTGTATCTGAAACGCAACGGCGCGAAGTTCTGGGCGGCGTACCTCGACAAGTTCGGCTCGCCGTCCGTCAAGTCGAAATACCCGGCGGGAGCCACCGAGAAGGAAAAGGCGACGGCGCTTGAGGCGGCCAAAGCCTTTCGGAATGAATCCGCCGTTGCCGTGCCGGAAGGGTTCGACGTCGAGCTTATCGAGGCCGCGAAGAATTCCGGCGGGAGTTATGAAGAGTTTTTGAAATACTGGGATGGAGCCATTGCGAAGATCATCCTTTCCCAGACGGGAACGACGCAGCAGGGGCAATACTCCGGCACTGCGGAAGTGTTGAACGACGTCAAGTCCGAACTCGTGAAGGCCGATGCCGACCTTTTGTGCGAGAGCTTCAACGACACCGTCGCCGCATGGCTTACCGAATGGAACTTCCCGGGCGCGAAGACGCCGCAGGTCTGGCGGAAGGTGCCGAACACCCGGCGGGAAGAAGCGCAGCGCGCCGCCGACAAGGGGGCATACGAGATCGGCCTCGAACTTACGGACGACGCGATCAACCGCCGTTACGGCGAGGATTGGAAACGCCGTGCGGCTGCGCCTGTCTCCGTACCGTCGGATTCTCCCGCCTTCGCCGAGCCGGGACGGGACGAGCCCGACGAAATCGCCGAACAGCTCGAGTCCGTGACGAACGCAGCAGGCACGGGCATGATCAACATGATCCGCGCCGAACTGGACGCGGCGATCAGAGCCGGGGAGGACTTCGCGGCGTTCTCGGATCGGATTGCCCAATTATATCCCGTCATGGATACGGCGGAACTTGCCGAAGCTCTCGAGGGTGCCGTATTGGCGGCCAATCTTTCCGGCAGGGCTTCCAATGGCTGATCCGAAAAAACGCCCCGAGGTCGAATTCAAGGGGACGCCCTTCAAGGAGGCGATTGATTTCTTTCAGGGCAAAGTCCGCGTCCCCACCCGCGCCTATACCGATCTCATGGGGGCCGCGCACAGCAAGGGCTTTATGGTCGCCGGGGCGACGAAAGACGAGCTTCTCGCGGATTTTCAGGAAACCATTGGACGCTGCATCCGGGACGGCCTGACGCTTGAGGATTTCCGCAAGGATTTTGACAGAATCGTTGCCGCCCACGGGTGGAGCTACAAAGGTTCCCGGGGCTGGCGGACCCGTACCATCTTTGAGACGAACATCCGCACCTCGTACATGGCCGGCAAATGGCAGCAGGCGCAGGAAACCAAACGGATGCGCCCCTACGGGCGCTACATCCATACGACCGTCCGGCATCCGCGCCTTGATCACGAGTCATGGCACAACAAAATAGTGCCTCTCGACGATCCGTGGTGGACGTACCGCTGGCCGCCGAACGGCTGGGGATGCAAATGCGGCGTGGAAACCGTCTCGGAGCGGGAGTTGCAGCGCGAAGGCTGGGAGGTCTGGAACCCGCCGCCGGATACGACGAAGATGGTTCCGGTGAAGACGCCGGACGGCATCATCGAGGTCGAAACCGTGGACGGCGTCGATCCGTCCTTTGCCTATAACCCCGGCAAGGCGGCGTCCGGGATGCGGCTTTCCCCGGTAAAGATTCAGGAGGCGCAGGCCGACGGCACGTGGAAGGGCTGGCGGCCCATTCCGTGGGGCGAAAGGTCGCGGGAAAACTGGGAGTCGCTGGGGCGTCCGGAAAAGCTCCCCTTGGATAAACCCACGGCGAAGCTCGCCGAAAAGGTTTCCACCCCGGAAGCGCTCAGGCCCATACTTGAGAAGACGATCGGCGCGGACTCGGCCTTTTTCCAAGCGGCGGACGGGACTGTCGTGTGGCTCTCCGTCGACACGCTCATGCATATACAGCCGGGCCGGAGCCCGTTCGTGCCGCTCATTCCCGAACTTCTGAGTGATCCGTTCGAGGTGTGGATGGATTTCGAGGAGCACGAGGCGACGGGACGGGTGGAGCTGAAAAAGCGGTATATCAAGTACATCAAAAGCGACGATGTGAAGGGGCGCGGCCTGTATTTGGTCGTTCAAGTCGTCAACGGTCGGCTTACAGGGTGGACTTTCGTCCCCGCATCGTCAAAGAACGTCCTGAACAACCAGCGCCGAGGCAAGCTCATCTGGGCAAGAAAATAGGGAAGATGTGAAATCCTCCCCGGAAAAGTGGAAAGAGTATACGATATGGCCGTATCTCCGCCGGGCATGGGTTAACGGGGCCATATCCCGCCCCATGCCGTCGCTGAGAAAAGTATACCTCTCTACTTTTGTCCCTTCAAGGGAAAAGATTCCCGAGACACCTTGACTCGTGCGGGAAACTCGAAGGTGTATTGTAAAAAGAGCTTGGTAAACTCCACTAATTCCTCGGCTTCCTGTTGGGTTCCCCTTGCTTCGTGCGTAGCGCTGTTTCCGTCATCCCGGATGATATGCGCCCATTCGGCCAGCACACCGTTGATGATGGCCTTGCTTTTGAGGTCTTCAATACGGTCAAACAGCTTTTTACCTTCTCCCCCGAGTTCTTTTACCGCTATTTCAAGGATAGTTCGACATCCTGAAATAACGAGGGCGGGAGCAAGACGTTGCTTCAGAATGAGTTGCAGTTCCATAAAATCCTTTCGGATGGAATCCGGCAGGGCGGGATGGGCATAAGGCGGCTCCGGCTCGGGATACATGCGGACGACCTTGGGAAGTGGTCCATCATAGCGCCGATCATGATTTTGAATACAGTCCCTCAATACATAGAGCACGGAGTCGTCAATCTCCAGACCGAAAAGGACAGGCCCCCCGCAATGAATACAGGTTCCACAGGCAAAGAAACGCGCGGGGAAGCCTTCAAGGGGAGCATGGATATTCCGATTCGCCTTTTGAATTACATCAACGGTGCGCCTTGAGCGGTAGTCGCTTACCGCGAACACATGAAAACCTCTTTTTTCATTGCAATGTGGGCAATGGCCTTCAAGAAACAACATCTGCTGCCTCCAAGGAGGGTTTATTATGAACAAGACGGTATTTCAGGCTGTGGACGAGTTTTATAATCTTGTCAATGCGGCCCCTTCAACGGAAGCGGGCGACAGGCTCGTCCGGCTGGCTGCAACGTACCCGGTCGATGTGGCTATCGAGGCCCTTGCAAGGCTTTATGTCGTGGCTGTGGCCCGTGAACGGTTCCGCAAAACCGAAGAACGTCCTTCATGAACTGTTTTCTTTTTTCTTATCCTGCTCTGGCCGTTTTTCGATGCCGACGATTAACGTAAGCCGTGCGGCAGGCATGTGTTTATAAACGCCTGTAAACGGGGTACGCGGCCTTTTCTTTTCAAAACCCGGCAACGGCTCATGTCGGGGCGAAACCGCCCTTAAAAACGGTTTATGCGGGATGTTCGTTTCCCGCCGGGAAACACGTTTTCCTAAAGCCCTTTCAAAGACTCCTTTCCACCCGTCCGCTACAACGGGATGAAAGGAGTCTTTCTTATGCCCAACCTCATCGAAATCTTCCGGGGCGGGACGCATACCGACATGCACGGGACGACGCTCGCGTTCGGCGAATCCGAGATCGCCGGTATCGCGGCGGCCTATGATCCCGCGCTTTCGGAAGCGCCGATCGTCATCGGCCACCCCCGCACGGACGCCCCGGCCTACGGATGGGTCAAGTCGCTTTCCGCACGCGGGGACAGGCTCTACGCCGAGCCCGATCAGGTGGACGCCGCCTTTGCGGAGCTCGTCGAATCGGGCCGCTACAAAAAGGTTTCGGCCTGCTTTTACCGTCCCGCAGCCCCCGCGAACCCCAAACCCGGCGCGTACTACCTGCGGCACGTCGGCTTTCTCGGGGCGCAGCCGCCCGCCGTCAAGGGGCTTGCCCCGGTGGAGTTCGCCGAAAGCCCCGAGGACGATCTGCTTCTCGTGGAGTTCGCCGACCATGAATCCGTGAGCCTGCTTTCCCGCGTACTGTCCCTGTTTCGCGGCGTGCGTGACTACATCGTCGAGCGCGACGGAACGGAAAAGGCCGACGCCGTCATTCCGAACGGCGTTCTCGAAAGCATGAAGGAGCAAGCCACCGTGGCCTTGGTCCTCCCTCCCGACCCCGAACCCGCCTACAGCGAGGAAAACGTCATGTCCGATGACAAGAAAACCGTCCCCCCCGTGCAGCCCGCCGCAAGCCCCGAGGAGCTGGCCCGGCGCGTCTCCGAGCTTGA